TGAAGATCAGGCCCGGCTGTACCGGGTGAGCGTGGACTACACCTACCACCGGCCGGTGGGTTCACCGTGAAACAAGGAGCATCTGCATGAGCAGCACCGCAATCACCGCGCAGGGCATTGCCATTGCCCGGTTTGGCACCACCGCCTTTGAAACCATCCCCAACGTGGTCTCGTTTCAAGGCCCTGGCGGGCAGGCCGCCGTGATCGACGTGACCAATCTGGCGTCCACCGCCAAGGAAAAGCGCGTGGGCCTGCGCGACGAGGGTCAACTTTCCCTGACCCTGCACTACAACCCCGACGATCTGGTGCACCAGGGCCTGAGAACCGACCGGGCCAACCGGGTTCGTCGCCAGTTCAAGATCACTTTTACAGACACCAACCCTGCCACCTGGACCTTCTACGGCTATGTCACGCACTTCAGCGTGCAAGGCGGTGTGGATGCGGTCGTGCAGGCCTCCGTGACCATCGAGATCGATGGCGACATCACCGAAGCTTAAAGAGAGACACACCCATGTTGACCCGTGAACAAATCCTGCAGAGCGATGATCTGCCTCGTGAAACTGTCCAAGTCCCGGAGTGGGGAGGTGAGGTGCAGGTGCGCACCATGACCGGTACCGACCGCGATGCCTTTGAAGCCAGCTTGATTGGCAAGGAAGGCCGCCTTGAGAACGTGCGTGCCCGCCTCGTCTCGCTCACCTTGTGCGATGAGACGGGCAACCGTCTTTTCAGCGATGGTGACATCACGTCGCTCGGAGGCAAGAGCGCCAAGGCACTCGACCGTGTGTTTGCCGTGTCCCAGCGCCTGAACGGCATTGGCGCTGATCAGGTGGACGCCGCAAAAAACGCCTGATCGCCCATCCTTCGCGACGCTTTGTGTTCCGGCTGGCGCTGGCTTTGGGCCTGCCGGTGCGCGAGATGCTCGCATCGATGGGATCGGACGAGCTGACCGAGTGGATGGCGTACTACCAGCTCGAGCCCTTTGGGGACTACCGGGCCGATTACAGGTCCGGTGTGGTGGCCTCCACCTTTGCCAATGCCCACCGGGCCAAGGATGCGGGGCCGTTTCGGCCAGAGGACTTCATGCCTTTTCTGGATAAGCCGCAACCCACCCAACTTCAAGACGAAACACAGCTCAATGTGGCCCGGTTCAAGGCCATGTTCGCTCACAAGGTTCACATAAGGCAATCACAGCATGGCTGATATCGGCTCCCTCGTGGTCAAACTCGCAGCGGAAACGGCCGATTTCCGGGAGGATTTGGGCAAGAGTGCGCTGCTTTTGGAACGTCACGCCGAATCCATGCGTGGTTCCTTGGAGAAGGTGGCCGAAGTCGCTAAAACCACCTTTGCCATCGCCATCGGCGTGGAGTCGGTGGGGGCGCTCAAGGAGTTGGTGGCCCACACGCTGGAAACCGTGGCCGCCCTGCAGGATCTGGCCGAGCAGACCGGGGCGAGCGCCTCAGCTCTGTCCGGCTTTGCACCGGTGGCCACCATTTCTGGTGTGGCGATGGAGCAGATTGGCGTAGGCCTGACCAAGCTCTCCAGGGGGCTGGCCGGGGTGGACGATGAGACCAAAGGGGCTTCTCAGGCCCTGCAGTTTCTGGGCGTCAAGGCCAAGGATGCGGGTGGCAACCTGCGCGATCCGGCTGAGGTCATGAACGACATTGCCCTGAAACTGTCCAATTTTGAGGACGGAGCAGGCAAGTCAGCCATTGCGCTTGAACTGTTTGGCAAATCTGGGGCGGGGCTGCTGCCCTTCCTCAAGGACCTGGCCGCCAACCAGGACCTGAACATCCGGCTTACTGAGGCTGAGATCGAATCTGCCGAGAAGGCATCGAAGGCGCTGGGCCGCATGCGGGCCGAGCACAACTTTGTCGCTCAGACCATCGTCACTGCCGCGCTTCCTGCTCTTGAAGAGTTGGTGGGTGAGCTCAAGGCGGTGATGCTGGGCACGCACAACACGGCTGAGGCTATGGTCAAGCTGCGAGACGATGGCACGCTCAAGACCTGGGCACAGGACACAGCGTATGGCATTGCCATCGTGATCGATGCGCTGCGTGGTGTGATCCAGATGGCCAAGGCGGTCATGGGCAGCTTCGAGGCAGTCTGGGCTGACATCGAATTGCTCGGCACTTTCCTCGCTGGTGGCAAGGGACTGAACCCGTTTTCCGAGGAGAACCAGGCCACCCTAAAGACCGCATTGGAAAAACGCAACGCGATCGTTGAGAAGGCCAATCAGACCTACGTTGACCTCTGGAAGATGCCCCTCCTGGCCGATGCGGTCAAGGAGCGCTTTGACGCCATCAACCGTGGCCAGACCGAAGCGGCTGGTGAAGCCGCCAAGCCCAAGCTCAACTACAACTCGGCCACTGGTGCGCTCACCGCAGCGGCCATGGCCAAGATCGAGAGCGACATCAAGCAGCTGCAGGGGCTTACCGATGTGGAAACGGGCCTTCTGAAGGACCGGCAAAAGATCATCGATCTCTACGAGGGGCAGGGTTACATCAGCTACAAGGAGGCCAGTGAGGCCCGGCTGAACGCCCAGCAGGAATTCACAGACCGCTTGGGCGAGTTGTATGCCCAGGAAGAGTCCATCTTGAAGCGTGGCTTGGCCACCGTGGCCAAGACAGCCCAGGACAAATTGAAGCTTCAGGACAAACTCTCGGAAATCACCTTGCGCCGAGAAAAGCTTGAGCGCGAAGCCCAGCAGTCCAACCTCGAGCGCGAGATCAAGCTGCCGGGTGAAACGCTCAAGGACCTGCAGGAGCAGGTGGCCAGGAGCCAGGGACAGCTTCGATCGACCGAAGAGCAAATCAAGGTCCTGCGTGAGACCGGATCGATCAGCGAGATCGATGCGCTGAAACGTCTGTCCGCTGCCAGGCGTTCCAGCGCCGATGAGCTTGCGGATTTCGCTGCCAAGGCCAGAGAGCTGGTGGAGGCCACGCCTGGCAATGACAAGTTGGCCGAATCGTTTCGGCGCATCGAGGAGGCGGCCCGTCAGGCAGCCGATGGGGCGACCTTGCTGGGGCAACGGGCCCTTGAGTTGTCAGACCCCGGAGCGGGATTCTCCAAGGCGTTGCGCACTCTCGGGGAAGAAACCGAGCAGGTGGGCAAGCAGATGGAGGCGGTGACCACCAAGGCGTTCAATGGGATGACGGATGCACTCACCAATTTCGTGATGACGGGCAAGCTCGACTTCAGGTCGCTGGCCACCTCCATCATTTCGGACCTGATCCGCATCCAGATCCAGCGTGCCATCACGCTGCCTATGGCCAAGGCGCTGGGAAGCATGTTCGGGTTTGCCGATGGCGGGATCATGACCTCATCAGGCCCCTTGCCCTTGCGGGCCTACGCCAGCGGCGGTGTGGCTACAACGCCTCAGTTGGCGGTCTTTGGCGAGGGTTCTATGGCCGAGGCCTATGTGCCGCTGCCCGACGGTCGCTCGATCCCCGTCACGATGAACCAGTCCTCGTCCGGGGGCGGCGATGTATTCAACATCTCGGTCAACGTAGCCGAGGGTGGGGTGACCAGCAGCGCAGGGCAGGGCAAAGATCTGGGGCGGGCGATTTCCAGCGCGGTGCGCCAGGAGCTGCTCTATCAAAAGCGGGCCGGTGGTCTGCTGGACCCGCGTCGGCAGTGATGTATTGAAGGATTCTCATGGCGACATTTACATGGATCGCCTCGATTGGGGCATCCCTCAACCTCAAACCCAATGTCCGCAAGGTCTCCTTTGGGGACGGGTACGAGCAGCGCCTGGCCTTTGGCATCAACACCCAACCGGAGATCTGGTCCCTGGAATTCAGGGGCAAATCAACGGCCGAGGCGGCTGCTATCGACAACTTCCTGCGTGCCTGTGGGGCGGTTCAGTCATTCGACTGGACTACCCCGAGTGGCATTGCGGGCAAATTTCTGTGCGAGGAGTGGAGTCGCACGGTGGAAGAACCCAATCTGGAAAACATCCGAGCCACATTCAGGCAGGTGTTTGATCTCTCATGACGGCCCAATCAATTGCTACAGAAATCCAGAAGCTCTACCCGAGTGCCGTCATCGAGCTCTTCGTCATGGACCTGACCCTCTTCAATGAAGGGGTGGTTCGCTTTCATGCGGGCACCAATGAGCTGCGCCGTCAGGTGGTCTGGCAAGGCAACACCTATGAGCCGTTCCCTATCCAGGCTGAAGGCTTCGAGTTCAACGGCAACGGCCAGGTGCCGCGTCCCAAGCTCAAGGTGGCCAACGTCACGGGCAGCATCACTGCGCTGATCCTCTCCTACCAGGACCTGGTGGGGGCTCGTGTCACGCGAAAGCGCACGCTGCTCAAGTACCTTGATGCCGTGAATTTCGGGACCGGTACCAACCCGACCGCAGACCCGACTGCCGAGTTTGCCGACGATGTGTATTTCATTGACCGCAAGTCACGAGAGACCCGGGATGTGGTCGAGTTCGAGTTGGCTGCTTCGTTCGATCTCGAGGGAGTGTCCTTGCCCAGACGGCAGATTGTTCAGAACGTCTGCCCCTGGAGCTACCGGGGCTCAGAGTGCGGCTACACCGGGACGGCCTATTTCAACGCCAACGATGAGACGGTGACTTCACGGTCGCAGGATGTCTGCGGCAAACGACTGGTGTCCTGTCAGAAGCGTTTTGGCTCGAATGCCGAGCTGCCCTTTGGCGGGTTCCCAGCGGCGGGGTTGATCAGATGATGGACTCCGTCAACCAATCGCTGGCGCTGGCCCATGCTGCTCGGGAGTTTCCCCGCGAAGCCTGTGGCCTGCTCGTCATTCACAAGGGCCGGGAGACCTATGTCCCATGCCGCAACATTGGCGTGGGTACCGACCAGTTCGTGATCCACCCCGAGGACTATGTCCGGGCCGATCGGCTTGGAGAGATCGTGGGGGTGTTCCATTCCCATCCGAATCTGCCCGCTGAGCCCAGCCAGGCCGACAAGGTGGCCTGCGAAGCTTCCGGCTTGCCCTGGTTCATTCTGTCCTTCCCCTCTGGACAGTGGCATGAGATGCAGCCATCTGGCTACATCGCTCCTATGGTCGGTCGGGCATGGGCCCACGGGGTGCTTGATTGCTACTCGGTGATCCGGGACTGGTATCGGGCAGAGCGAGGTATTGACCTGCCGAACTTTGACCGCTTTGACGAATGGTGGAAGCGCGGCCAGAGCCTGTACCTCGACAACTTTGGCTTGGCTGGCTTTGAGTCACTGGGCTCCGTTCAATCCCAAGACATGGAAGTTGGCGATGTGCTCCTGATGCAGGTGGCTTCGCCCGTTCCCAACCATGCCGCCATCTACCTGGGTGATGGCTTGATCCTGCATCACCTGCAGGGCAGGCTCTCCAGCCGGGACGTGTATGGCGGCTACTGGCAAAAGATCACCACCCACACGTTGCGGCACATCCTGAGACATCGCACAGAAATAACCCAACCTCCATGACCACCATCATCCTTCTCGGCGAGCTGGGCAAGCGCTTCGGGCGCAGGCACAAGATGGCTGTGGCCACTGCTGCGGAAGCGGTGCGTGCCCTGTGCGCGAACTTTCCCACTTTCGAGCGAGAACTTGTCGCCTCAGGTGAGCGAGGTGTGGGCTACCGGGTGCTGGCCGGACGGGACGCCTTGAATCTTGAGCGGCTGCATGAGCCCACAGGTCAGCAGCACATCACGATTACACCCGTGATCTCGGGTGCAGGGGGCAATGGGCTGGGCCAGATCCTGTTGGGGGCAGCCCTGATAGCTGTGTCCTGGTGGAACCCGATGGGCTGGGCTGCTGCGGGTTCGTTTCTCTCGCAGGCCACGCTCTATTCGGTGGGCACCTCCATGATTTTGGGAGGCGTGGCCCAGATGATTGCTCCGACGGCCAAGTCTTCTGACCCTTCCGAGCGACCAGAAAACCAGCCGAGCTATGTTTTCAACGGCGCTGTGAACACCACGGCCCAAGGGCATCCCGTGCCTGTGGGTTACGGGCGGCTAATTGTGGGGTCTGCTGTGATCAGCGCAGGCATTGATGTGGATGAAATAGCTGTATGAGCACCGTTGATTCTCAATTGATTGTCGGAGCTGGCGGTGGTGGCAAAGGCGGGGGCGGCAGCGCTCGGGTGGCCCAGGAAGCGCCAGACAGCCTGCGCTCTAAAGCCTATGCGCGGGTGGTCGACCTCGTCTGCGAGGGCGAGATCGAGGGCCTAGTTGGTGGCCTGAAGTCGGTGTATCTGGACGACACTCCCATCCAGAATTCGGATGGCTCGTACAACTTCACCGGCGTGACGCTGGAGGCGCGCACAGGCACCCAGCAGCAAAGCTACATTCCCGGCTTTTCCTCTGTGGAAAACGAGGTCTCGGTCGGGGTGGAGTGCAAATACGGCCAGCCCGTGGTGCGCTCCATCACCGACCCGGACGTGGACGCTGTGCGCGTCAAGGTCAGCATCCCGACGCTGACGCTGCAGGACACCACCAACGGAGACCTGAACGGCACTTCGGTCAGCTACGCGATCGACGTGCAGGCGCGGGGAGCCGGGTATGTGCAGGTGGTCACCGACACTGTCTCGGGAAAAACCACTTCGCGCTACCAGCGCAGCTACTACGTCCCGCTCATCGGCACTGGCCCTTGGGATGTGCGCCTGCGCCGCATTACGGCAGACTCGACGCAGACCAGTCTGCAAAACAAGACGTTCCTCGAGTCCTACACCGAGGTGATCGAGAGCAAGCTGCGCTATCCCAACAGCGCGCTGATGGCCTTGCGGGTCGACGCTTCGCAATTCACCTCGATTCCCAGGCGCAGCTATGACCTCAAGCTCCTTCGGGTTCGCATCCCATCGAACTACTTTCCCGAAACCCGCTCCTATGCCGGTGTCTGGGATGGCAGCTTCAAGGTTGCCTGGACGGACAACCCCGCCTGGTGTTTTTATGACCTGGTGACCAGCACCCGCTACGGTCTTGGCAATTACATCCCTGAGTCGCAAGTCGATAAGTGGGCGCTGTACCGGGTGGCCAAGTACTGTGACGAGTTGGTGCCCAACGGCCTGGGTGGCTATGAGCCACGCTTTACCTGCAACCTGTATCTGCAGACCCGGGAGCAGGCCTACAAAGTGGTGCAGGACATGGCCTCGGTGTTCCGGGGCATGGCCTATTGGTCGGGTGGTGCCATCACGGTCACGCAGGATGCGCCGCAGGATCCGGTCTACCAGTTCACCGCTGCAAACGTTGTAGATGGTGAGTTCGCCTACCAGGGGTCCTCTGCCAAGGCTCGGCACACGGTGGCGCTAGTCAGCTGGGTGGATCCGGATGATTTCTACCGCCAGAAGGTGGAATACGTCGAGGACCTCGCAGGCATCGCCAGATATGGGGTGGTGCAGGCCGATGTGGTGGCCATGGGGTGTACCTCTCGCGGTCAGGCCAACCGGGTGGGCAAATGGCTGCTTTACTCCGAGCAGTCTGAGTCGGAGATCATCACTTTCCGCACCGGACTCGAGGGTGCGGTGGTAAGGCCCGGCGATGTCATCAAGGTGGCCGATGCCAGCAGAGGTGGCATGCGACTGGGGGGGCGCATTGCTGCGGCCACAACCGTCAGTGTCACGCTCGATCAAGACCTGCCCGCAGGATCCTGGCGGATCTCCGTGGTGCTGCCCACCGGTGTCGTTGAAGAGCGGCAAGTTGGCTCGCTGTCCGGCCGGACTGTGGGTGTGACCAGCGCGTTTTCGATGGCCCCACAGGTGGGGGCGATCTGGGTGCTGTCTTCCACGCTGGTAGAGGCTCAGCTCTTTCGGGTGGTGCAAGTCGCTGAAAGCGAACCTGGTATCCACGAAATCACAGCGCTGGCGCACAACCCCAGCAAGTACGCAGCCATCGAGCAGGGCCTGGCCTTGCAGCCTCGTGCCATCACCGTGCTCTCGACCACGCCTGCAGCCCCGACGGGGCTGACCGTGACCGAGAGCCTTTACCGGGTCAAGGATCAGGCGCTGGTGCTAATCCAGCTCGGCTGGGAGCAGGTCTTTGGTGCTCTGGAGTACCAGGTCACCTACCGCGTCAACGGCGGCAACACGGTCACGCTGCCCAAAGTCTCCAGCACCTATCTGGAAATCCGAAACGCTGAGGCTGGTGACTATGTCTTCACGGTTCGGGCTGTTGGCGTTTCGGGCAAGCTGGGCAACTCCGCAAGCCTGAGCCAGAGCATTCTGGGCAAGCTCCAGCCGCCAGATGATGTGCAGGACTTTGTGGTGCTGCGCCGCACGACCAATCTGCTCCTGAGCTGGAGTGCCAACACCGATGCCGACCTCTCGGGGTATGAGGTACGGGTCGGAACAGGGTGGGATTCGGGTGTGATGGTCGGGCAGACAGCGGGCACGCAGCTCGTGCACGACCAAAGCGAGTCGGGTCAGTACAACTATCACATCCGAGCCTTTGACACCTCCGGCAAGTACAGCCAGCACGTCACCACCTTCCAGCTCACCTTGCTCGCGCCCTCATCGGTGCGGCAATTTGATGTGGTGCAGTCAGCCAACCGGCTGGAGTTTCGTTGGCTGCCCAATCCCGAGCCGGAGGTCGTGGCTTATGAGTTGCGGGAAGGGGGTGCCTGGGACACCTCGATCTTCATTGCCGAGGTCAAGTCCAGCAGTTTCACGCTGCCCTCAGGCTTTGATGGTGAGCGCAAGTTCTGGATCAAGGCGATTGCCTCGCCCGGCATTTACTCGGAAGAAGCCACCTTCGTCTCCACCGTGGTGGCGCAGCCCCAGAACGCCAATCTGCTGGTGACAGTGGATGCTCAGGCGACCCGATTCCCTGGTGTGAAGCATTTCGCATCGGTCGAATCGGTCAACAGCCTGGATGTGCTGCGCATGGACAGCGGGGTGACCCAGTCCGAGTACCTGTTTGAAGTGAACCTGCCTACCAGCTACCGGGCACAGAACACCTTGCTGGCCAGCATCGGAGCGACGTTGGATGACCGCGAGACCTGGACCTTGGCCAATTACGCCTGGATCAGCTCGGCGGCCAAGCGGCAATGGACCTATGACGGGGCGCTCAAAAGCATCGAAGCGAGGTTTCAGATGGCCCGTGAGGATGCCCTGCAAGCGGGTGAGCTCTACGGCTGGCGCCTTAATGGGGTGCTCGGTGGCTACGGAAACCCCGTGGGCGCTGAAGCCATTGGCGTGGGCTATGGCGATGGGCGCTACGGCAGTGGTGTGCTGGTCAAGGACACGACCAAGGTGTCCTGGGGGGTGAGCATTCCGGGTGTCTTTCATGTGAGCTTCTGGTTCATCCCGAACCAGATCACCACATCGGTCATCTGGACGGCCACGGGAGGAGGGGGCGGTGTGGGAGTGAGCCTCCTGGTCGGCTATGACTCTGTAGCGGGGACGTTCTTTCTGGAAGACCAACTTTTTAACCGGGTGGTGGTGCCTTACCCCGTGAACGTGGCCGATCGCATCTGCATCGGTGTGTGCCAGACAGCAACAGAGCGCAGGCTTTTCATCGGAAAGATGGGAGGCGAGGTCCAAAGCGCAAGCCAACCTCTGGCACCGACAGCGGGGTATTCGACCCTCAAGCTGTACTGACAGATCAGTTCAGACAAATCAATCAACCTGAGTACAGGCGTTGCACCCAATGGGGCAGCGCCTATTTTTTTGGAGAAATCCCATGATGGATGAAGGCATGCAAATCAAGGGCTCGCTCACGCTGGTGCTGGCCAAGCCCAGTGGCGAAGTCGAGGTGGTCCACAAAGACAACATCATCGTCAACGGCGGCTTTGACTTCGTGGCCGATGCGATTGGCAACTCTGGCAGTCGCCCCGGGGTGATGGGCTGGATTGCGGTGGGGACGGGCACGACAGCCGCAGCCTCGACGCAGACCGCCCTGGTCACCGAGATCAAACGCAACGCCTCGACCTACGCCCACACGGCGGGCACCAAGGTGTTCACCTTTACGGCCAGTTATGCGGCGGGCGACGCCACAGGTGCATTGACCGAAGCGGGTGTGTTCAACGCTGCCTCGGCCGGAACCATGTTCGATCGTGTGGTTTTCCCTGTGGTCAACAAGGGTGTGGACGACAGCCTGACCGCAGTTTTTACCTTCACGATGAGCTGATCGGGCGAATGACATGGCCGAGACCGTCAATGTCTCAAGCTCGCCGGGGGCCAATTACACCTGGACCACTGGCAAGTTTGCATGGAGCAGCGCCACAGCCGGTAAGAACTGGACGAGTGCATTTCCGGCGGTCTACAGCCTGAGCGTGGCCACGGACATCGGTTTCATGGAGTTGATCCAGAAGCTGGGGATCAAGCGAAGCTCCGAAACCATTGCCTTTGCTGAGAAACAAGGCAAAGGACTGGTACTGAACAAGTTCGAGGTCATGAGTTTCGCGGAGACCTACACGGACCTCATTGCCTTCGTTCTGAGGTTTGTCGAGTCCTTTGCGCTGGCAGAAAAGAACGGGTTTTCTAACACCAAACGGGTGTTTGAGGTGTTTCAGGTAGCCGAGGGGTTGGCGCGGCAGATTGCGCTGAGAAAGTACGAGACGCTGGCGCTGGCTGAGACCTACACCGACCTCATTGCGTTCATTTTGCGCGTGGGCGAAAGCTTCAGCTTTACCGAGAAACCATCGAAGGCGCTCACCAAGCCACAGGCAGAGAGTTTCAGGTTCACTGAGACGCTGTCCAGGTCGCAGGTAAAACGGATCTCCGAGGCGTTTGTGTTCGCTGAGGTTTTTGGACGGACTGTTGCCTACCGCAAGGCGATCAGCGAAGGGTTCGCGATAGGCGAAGCGTTGCGCCGTGCGCAGACCTTGAAGCTGGCCGAGGTCATGAACCTGGCTGAGCAATACCGAAGGCGAGCCAACGGGGTCATCAGCGACATGATCGTCGCCAGCACCGAGATCACAGAGCAGGACTTCATGGACATCCTGGAGTCAGGCCATCCACCGGGGTACACCAACTTCCGGGACTTCATTCAGGGCGACTACACCTACCAGCGGGCGCTGTTCAGGACGATTCTGACCTCCAGCAATGCTGATCGGGGCTACATCGATGGCCTGCGCGTCACGGTCGATGTGCCCGATGTCTTTGACCGTGGTACTGCCCAGGTGAGCAATGCGGCCAATGGCGTGACGGTTGTCTTTGCCCGGCAGTTTCGGGTCTCGCCAGAGGTCACGCTCACCTTCAAGGGGGGCACCACGGTGGCCGTCCCTCGAATCCTGGGTGCGGTTTCAACCACCGGCTTCACCGCAGTTCTTGAAAACACGTCCGGCACTCGAGTGACCGGAGCCATTTCTTGGGTTGCCCAAGGGTATTGATAGGGCATTAAATGCAGAACTACACCGAAATTCCATCGTCAACAACGCTGTCGGATTCGTTGTCTCAGATCCTGAACAACGACAAGACGGCGCTCTCACTCTCGAGCGGAACGTCTTTCCCGACGGTCAACCTGCAACTGGGCATGCCGTGCTTCAGGACCGATGAGCAAAAGCTCTACATCCTCACGGTGGTCAGCCCCGCTTCGTGGAAGATGGTCATTGACCTCTCGGCCACAGTGGGCAAGGTAGCCAATGCGGATTTGCTTGATGGCATCGACTCCACCGGTTTTGCCTTGTCGGGGCACAACCATGACGCGGCTTATGCGGCGCTTGGCCATAACCACAATGCCGCTTACCTGGGCATCACGGCCAAGGCTGCTGATGCTGACAAGCTCGATGGCTATGACTCGACAGCCTTTGTGCGATCGGTCAACGGATACGGGCCGGATGCCAATGGCAATTCCAGTGTGCCCATTGATCTTTCGAGCCGTGTGGCTAAGTCCGGTGACACCATGACCGGAACCCTGACAGTTCCTAGACTGCAGATAGCCAGCACGGCGAACTATCTGGACATGGTCGATCAAGACTGGGGCACGCGCTACCTCCATCACAACCAGGGTCTCATGGGATTTTTGAAATCCGATGGCAACTGGGACATGTACATGAACAACAGTGGCTCCATGTGGACGGCGGGTTATGGATGGTTGCATGACTACTTCTTCAATGCAGTCAGCAACTGTTTCAGGAGCAGCAACCCTAGTGCTGGTTGGCAAGGTGCTCCCAACTGCGTTGCGAATACGGGTGATTACTACAACTGTGGAGATCAGGCTCCATACACGGGGATCTACATGTTGCGGCTTGCTGATGGTGGTTCAACCATCAGCTTCGGATCGCAAACCACCCGCTACAACTGCAATTGCGATTGCAACTGCTGCTGAGGAAAGAACATGAAGCTTTATATTGGCAACAAAAACCCTCCCTTCGCCTTGGATGTTTCGCTCAATGGCACGCAACTTAACTTCAGCGTGCGGTCCATCATGCAGCGGGAGTTCGTTGGTGATCCCTCTAAGGATCACGCTAACGGTGGAAAGTTCTTTGACCAGTCACTGATCACCGAGTGGCGAGGCGACTTTGGTGTGTTTGGTGATCCGCTCTACCAGCGAACGCTGGATCTGGATTTATTGCGTCAGCACCCTGAATACTCAGATCACGCCAGTTTCATGCTCTATGCGCCCGTCGGTGTCATGGAACGGTACGGTACCCCGTCAGGATTCTTTCAGCAGACCCCAAATCTCTACGTGGCCACCCTGGCATCCAAGATGGATGGGCAGGCCTTTCATGCCTCGGTGCTTCAAACCCATCCGATTGGTCACATCCTTGTGCCCTTCAAATCCTCCCCTATGGAGGACTGGACACTAGGCTTCAATGTGTTTTCGCCAGAGTTGGTTAAGGCCAGTCGAAACATCGAAATCATCCCTGCCATCACGCTGGCGTTGGTTCGGGACGAAACCTTGCCCGTGGTTCGGTTTATCGGTGGCCCATCCATGAATGTCTCAGCAGGCGGTGATGTGAGCATTGATTTCCGGCTTGAGACCCCAGATGGTGACCCGATTGAGGATCGAGATGCCGAGGTTTATCTGGAGTCCACCGCTGGGTACCTTGTTGCCCGACGAGTCAGAACCTCTGGTGGCTCAGGCTGCACGGTCTTCAGACCGGATGGCATGGCAACAAGTGATGTGGCCAAGATCAAGGTGGGGTTCAAGTACTTTTCGGGCACCGATGACCTGCTGGTGAATGTCCAATGAGACTGAACCTGTTTCCCACGGCCGTGGGTTTATGGACGCTCAACACCCCTTCCAGCTTCGACCAGTGTTTGTACCAGGACCTGCTCAAGGTCCATGGTGCGATGAAGACTGGGGCTGGGGAAATCTGGGATCGGCATCCTCACGACATCTTTGACGGGTCTGTCTCCAGTGCCACCCAGCTGGCCCGTATGGCCTTGCCCGTCCTCCAGCGTAACTTTGTTGGCTCGCAGGGGCGAATCACCCATTTGCAAGGGCGCGAGGTTGTTCGAGTTGCTGGCGTGGAAATCATGCCGCACTCGGACGAAGACGAATGTCATCTGCAGGCGGTGTATTTCCCGAATGGCCCTGAGCTGGATCTCTCTCAAGACCTTCAGCAGCAGGTCAATCAATACGGACCGAACGCATTTGCCATCTGCAATCCGGACTGGCGTTCCTCTGGCTTTGGCAAATGCCTGATGCCTTGGGAGACCCACGCCAAGTACTGGATCAGACCCCACAGGGGTTTGCTTGTGGCCTTCGACGCGCGAGCGGTGCATTTTCAGAAGCCCTATATGGGCGAGGCGCCCTTCCTGCAGGTGCTACTCAACATCAAGGTGGAAAGACTCGATGGCTAAATTCCTGATCACGGCAGTGGATGCACGCACAGAAGCGGTTGTCCCCTTGCTTTACGACAACATGGACTCCAGCTTGACCGATTTACAGGGACGCTCGGTGGTTCGCACAGTGGATGCTTCCCTACGTGCCCCAACGGTAGATGCCCCAGTGACATCCCGTGAAGCGCCTTTGGGTAAAACGTCCCCCCGCATCCTCAAAATCTCTCTGGGCTTGTCCTGCAATTACGCTTGCGAATATTGCTCGCAGCGCTTTGTCGCTCGAAATGTCGAGACCAATCCAGATGACATCAGCGAGTTCCTGGAATCCCTTGATACATGGGTTCTTAGCCCTCCAGATTCCATCGAGTTTTGGGGAGGGGAGCCACTGGTCTATATCAAGACCTTGAGGCCTTTGGTTCAGGCCTTGCGAGAGAAGTTTCCAGCAGCCCGGTTCTCTGTGATCACCAACGGATCGTTATTGAGCCGCGAAATCAACCAATGGCTCGATGACCTTGGTTTTGCGGTCAGCATCTCGCATGACGGGCCTGGCCAGCATGTGCGAGGACCTGATCCGCTCGATGACCCTCAATCCAGAGCGGCCATCCTGGAGTTGTATCGAACGCTGGCTCCCAAAGGCCGATTCAGCTTTAACGCCATGCTTCACCGCGAAAACCAGTCTCGCGCCGCCATCCAGGCCTTCTTCGTTAATCTCACCGGGGATCCAGACGTTTTGATCGGGGAGGGCGGATTTGTCGACGCATACGATGCCGGTGGTATCTCCCAATCGCTGAGGCCAGTGGAGTTTCATTCCTTCAGGCGTCAAGCGTTTCACGATATCCGGTATGGCAAGGCTGGGCGTATTTCGAGCGTTCGGGATCGGGTCATGTCCTTCGTCAACTCATTGCGCTTCGAGCGCCCAGCATCCAGTCTGGGGCAAAAGTGCAGCATGGACCGGTTGGACTCGATCGCAGTGGACCTCAAGGGAAATGTGCTCACTTGCCAGAACGTGAGTGCAGCCGCATTGGCTCCAAATGGGGAATCTCATCGTATTGGTCACACCGGCCATCTTGGTGAGGTAGCCCTCAAAACAGCGACTCATTGGTCTCATCGCACGGAATGTTCTGGTTGCCCCATGCTGCAGATCTGCAAAGGCGCTTGCATGTTCTTGCAAGGACCTCTCTGGGAGGCGTCGTGCGACAACGCCTATTCGGATGCGTTGCCCATTTTTGCAGCCGGGGTTGAGTTCCTGACCGGATTGGTGCCAGTGCACATCGAGGGCGAGCTTCGTGAGGGACGCAAAGACATCTTCGGGTTCTCTGAGAGGACGGGGGCTACACAGGGCGAAATTCCTAAGCCAACAAGAAAACCTTTCCCGATAGCTATCGTCTCTGCCTAACCACTCAACTTTCCCTTTCATATTCACGGCCGCCATGGTTTGCCCTGGCGGCCTTTTCATTTGGAGTAATCAATGCCTGAACCTACTAGCTCTGGAGTCGCAGGAGCGGCAGCCGCCTACAAAGCCATTGGAGGTGCCGCTGGCGCTGCAGCCGGAGGGGCCACCCTGGCAGCTGTGGTCGTGATGCTTATGACACCACCCAGAACCATTCGCGAATGGACAGTTGGATTGATCAGTACCGTCGTTTCCAGCATCTGTGGCGGAGCGATCACCGTCGAGTACTTCCAGCTTCATCACTGGGCGTTTTCGACGATCGGTCTGTACGCCATGGGCGGGGTGATCTTTGCCTGTGGCTTGCCGGGGTGGGCGATGGTGCGTTGGTTGTTCAATTTCATCGACGAGCGACGTGATGCATCGATTGACCAGGTTGCCAAAGACGTGAAGGAGCTGCTGTGATAGCTGCTGAATTTTTCATGCGGCTGTCTAGCCCAGCAATTGAATCCCAGCGAAAGTCTGGGATCCCTGCCAGTATCACGATCGCTCAGGCGGCACTTGAGTCCGCTTGGGGTGAATCAGGCCTGGCAAAAGCTGGGAACAACCTCTTCGGGATCAAGGCCGATAGCCGGTGGCGGGGTGAAACGCTGACCTTGAATACGCGTGAGTTCATCAAGGGGCAATGGCTGGTTGTTCCAGCCAAATGGCGGAAGTACGCCAGTTGGCAAGCCAGCATCGATGACCATGCTGCATTCCTCAGAGGCAACCCACGCTATCAGTCATGCTTCCTGTGCCAGACCACTGAATCATTTGCCCGTGCGCTGCTCAAAGCCGGGTATGCAACTGATCCTTCCTATGCCGACAAGTTGCTCGGTTTGATTGCCCAGCACAAGCTCTTAGCCTTGGATCTGGAGTCGAAATGAGCTGGTTCACTCGTTTGCTGATCTCCAATTGGACCCTAGTCCTCATGCCAATTGTATTGCTTGGCGTCTGGTTTAGCGGCGTTTGGGTGGGGGAGGGCTTCACTCAACGGGCGTGGGATGCCGAACGGCATCAGATAGCGCTTGCTCAAGCCCGCGAAAAACAAAAGTCGGCTGACATCAAACGCTCACAGGAGCAAATCAACCATGAAATCTCAAATGAATTCAATCAACGATCTGTGCGGTTGGCTGCTGATTTGCAGTCTCGCGGCTTTGTCAGGATGCGCAGCAGCCCCGCAGACGGTGTCGGGAGCGTGTCCGCCGTTTCCGCAACCTCCGGCGCCGTTGCTCCAGCCGCCTCCAACTCTGTATCTGTTGCCCCCAGAGATGAGGGAAAGATGAGCTGTGAGCAGTTAAGCAAGGATGCAGCTCAGACCACGTTGATGTTTCTCGAAATTCAGAGGTGGTATGAGCTCCAATCAAAAATCTTCAATGAATGACGAAGGACTATGGGCTACGCAGCAACACTTGATCCTGGAATCTGCTGAAGTACTTGGCTTTTGCGTTCAAAAAAGCGTTCATGTGAGCACATTTGAAGGAGCATGAAATGAGCTACAGATTCAAGAAGGCCATCATTGACGACATCATCGCTCGCAACATTGAAGTCGATCTGCAAGATAAGCTGCTTGACTTATTCGAATCGGCTATGAAATCGGTGGCTACGACGCTGGTGCGTGAGGCAAAATTCGACACCACTGACTTTTCCTCTGCCAAAGAGCGTGGTTGCGAAGGTTTTACGTTGCTAATGCGTCGCGCCTGCGCCGACTTACGCGATAGCTGGTTCGGCACCTTTCAGCGCGGAGATGAGTGCATCGATGTGATCGGGCATTTGGAATAGCGCATCAATCCTCGATTTCGAGAACGTCCCAGTCCGCCGGGCGTGCCTCGCCAGTTTGATAGAACTGTTTTACTAGCTTCACGTATTCCAGGAAATCTCGGTTTTCGGTAGCCAGCCTGTTGGCCATATCCCAATCAATCTCGTCACGCTCACGCGCAGGAATCAAAACTTGGCTATCGGCGGGGTTGTCGACGTCCAGCTTGATGAAGCCTATGCCGTGAGCTGCGAAGAGCATTCGCAGCTCTTTCAGAGTGTCGGTACCGCCGATTTCCGCCGCTACCAAGTAGCCAAAGTTAGCCCACGACGAATTTGATACGGCCTGAAAGAAGCACTCACGTGCGTTTGAGCGGTTGATCAGCAGCTTCGCCTCGAACGACCATAGTTTGGTTCGCTTGTCAGAATATTCTGTGACGCAGTCACGCACTTCGCGGTGCCATTCTCTGCCTAGATCCTCCATGCCGACAACGTCCGGATATAGCCAACGATTGCCGTTAGGTCCGCGCTTGTTCGATGAACGCTTTTCATCGATGCGTCTAGAGAACACACCAAACTCTTCCCACAAGTACTGCGACAACAATGGGTACAGCATGTGCTCATCTATTTTTGAAGCATTCGTATCTGCTCCCGACGCGACACTCCCTTCGCTTTCGGCGGCAGCTACCTCAGCGCTGTCTGATTGCTTTGAATAGTAGTACTTTCGAGGTCGCCCCTCGGTGGTTTTTATCTCGGGATTCCTTGCTTGCATTCGCGGGCGCTGCGAGCTGATTTCCGCAACTAGCTGCTGCACCAAGCCCGCATCAGACTTGATGTAATCTCCTCGGCTATTGGCTCGCTTTTCCTGGCATTCCTCTGTGTAAGTGGTGAACACCCACTCTGCGATTTGCCTTGCGCTGAATTTTTCCTCAGGATGATCTTTCAGATAGCCGATGACGATCCTTGCGAGATTTAGTGCCATTTACATTTCCCGATTCAGAATGTTATGGTTTATCAAGGCAACAATGGCAGACCGAGTTCTTTCAGAAACTCATTGTGTCGCTTGGTTGCTGCATTGATCCTCTGTTCAAGCGAAACCAGCTCCAAATTTACTGTGCCAAGGTCAATTTTTTCTTCGACATCCGCAGTGCTCACGTAGCGCGAGATATTCAGGTTGTAGCCTTCCTTCTTGATGCGCTCCATTGACACACGCATGGAATAGCGATCTTCTTCGCGGCGGTGTTGGTAGGTTTTGAGAATTTTTTCGATGTGCTCTGGTAACAGTCGGTTTTGCCGCTTGCCCGGTTCAAAGTGTTTGGCCGCGTTGATGAACAGTACGTCATCAGGCTTCTTGCATTTCTTCAGTACAAGAATGCATACTGGAATGCCAGTGGAGAAGAACAAATTAGCAGGCAGGCCGATCACCGTGTCAATATGGCCGTCCGTCAGCAGTTTGGTACGAATGCGCTCCTCTGCACCACCACGGAAGAGCACACCATGAGGCAGGATGATTGCCATCACGCCATCCTGCTTCAGATAATGAAAGCCGTGTAGCAGAAAGGCAAAGTCAGCAGCAGACTTTGGTGCAAGCCCGTAATTTTTGAACCGCATATCCTCCCCGAGTGCCTCGGTCGGATCCCAGCGGTAGCTGAACGGCGGGTTGGCCACTACTGCATCAAATTTTGGCTGTTTGGCCGGGTTCATTTCCCGTAACGCATCCCATTCGTTGGTGAGCGTATCGCCGTGGTAGATCTCGAACTCAGAATCCTTCACCCCGTGTAGCAGCATATTCATGCGCGCCAAGTTGTAGGTGGTGATATTTTTCTCTTGCCCGACGATCTTGCCAATGCCATGCGGGCCCATACGATGACGTACGTTGAGCAGTAGCGAGCCAGAACCACAGGCTAAGTCGAACACGCTCTCCAGTTGCTTGCGCTGGCCGGTGGCTGGCTCTTGGCTATCCAGTGTGACGATGCCCGATAAGATGCTGGAAATCTGCTGTGGCGTGTAGAACTCACCGGCCTTTTTGCCACTACCGGCTGCAAACTGCCCGATCAGGTATTCGTAGGCATCGCCAAGCGTGTCCTTGTTGGTCGAGAATTTTTCCAGCCCCTCGGCAATTGCCTTGATCACCGTACAGAGTTTGGCATTCTGAGCGGTGTAGCCTTTGCCCAATTTTTCCGAATTTAGGTTGATCTCGGAAAACAGGCCGCTAAAAGTGCTGGCGAATGACTCGTTCTCGATGTAATCAAAGCCCTTTTGGAGCGTATGCAGGAGTTCTTCGTCTTGCGTGCGCGCCATCTCGGCAATGCTGCTCCAGAGATAGGCAGGCTGAATCACGTAATGCACCTTGCGGCGCATCTGTTTCTCAAACTCTGCCGTGTCATCCGGGTTTTGCGCGTACCACACGGCTAGCGGAGCACGGCGGTCGTCTACGTCCAGTTTTGGGTAGTCTGAACCCAGCTCCTTTTGTGCTGCAGCCTCGTAGTTGTCGGATAAATAGCGCAGAAATAGGAAGGAGAGCATGTAATCGCGGAAATCATCTGCGTTCATCGCTCCACGCAAGGAGTCGGCAATACCCCACAAGGTGGTGCCTAGTTGTTTTTGATCTTGTTCGGTCATGGTTTTTTACTTGCTAAATAGAAGGCGTCGGTGTTGTGACCCGGGCGGGAACAATTCCGGGTAGGGCAAAGTCAAATCTCGCGATGAATTCGCGCAGGATGCGTCGGAAAAGTTCCTTGTTGTCCTCGCCCATTTCCGTGGGTTCATGAATGGCATAGGCGCCGTGACTTAACAGGTTCAGGGCCCGATTGAACAGCGCCCGATCTGCGTCGTTATCGAGCGCCTTCAGGCAAAAGGCGATGCTCGAGTGCCCGAAGAATGAAGCCGTTTTCTCCATGACACTGCGCAGGGCGTTGAAGTGAAAGGTGTAGAGCTTCCCCTTCTTTGGATCAGCTGCGAGCTGCAATTCAGCGAGCGTCGCTACATGGTGAAAGAAGGGTGTGTCTTCCGTCGCCTGAAGCGTGTACGTGCCATCGCTGCTCGGGCGGTGCAGGAAATAGCGCCGATGTTCGACTGCGGGCGCATCATCAGTCTTTCGTCCAACCTCATTGCAAATGACATTGAAGAACAGCGCATGGTGCGAAGAGAAGATTACCTTGATCGGAGCGGGCTCCCCGTTAGCATTCTTCCTCGTTGCCGCCCGACGGAGCAGCTTAGCCAGGTCGCAGGCAATTGAGATTGCGTTGTTGTCATCCAAGGACGAAATCGGGTCGTCGATATAGAGGTACTTCTTCCCCTGATAGGATTCATGCCCATCCAGCATCCGTTCGAAGATAGCCATGAAGACGCACCAGATAAAGATGTTCTGTTCGCCCCGTGATACCTTGATATTCGTCTCACCGCCTTTTCGGAAGCTCACGAAATCTGGTTTGGAGATCGCATCCTTGCCCTGCTGAACATCCTTGTAGGTGAAGTCGAAATCGAAATCGGCATAGCGGGAAAGATAGCGAGCGATGGTCTCGTCCAGCGCGAGTTCCGTCATGGCGTTGAAGAAGGATGACTTTTTATTCAATTGCAGGTGACGCACGCTGTCGCCTTCGAGGTCGTTTTCCCAGACAAACAGATCCTCGGTGAAAGCGTTGAAATAGAGCGTATCGGGTGTCCCGGTCGGATTCTTCTTGTTCTTGCGCTTACCTGCGTCCTTAAACTCCATCGACAGGCGGGTCTTGCCGGTGCGGTTGTAGGCATAGATCAGGACCAGGGAGACTGGCCCCGTCGGGTTGTTTAGGTCGTCACGAAGCCGCGCTACAAGAGATTTCAGTGTCTTGTAGGTGATCATGCATCAGCCTCCCCGATTTGAGGGAAAAGCCGCTGCATCAGCCCTATTTTATGGGCTTTGATATTTTCGACTTTCTTAGTTTGAGCGGCGATAATCTCGTCGATAGAAGCTAGGCAGGCGGCGATTCTCTTTTGCTCATTTTTTTGTGGGAACAAAACGGGCAATAGTTTAATTATTTCGGAATTAAGGTTTTGTACGCCGCCGCCAGCAGCATTATTTGAAAAATACTTCTGACTAGCAGATGTCATTATCCAATAATAGAGAAAATCTCTATCAATACTGTCATCAATTTCGGAAACTGCAATCCAACCATCATGAATGCAGGTTTCTATCTCTAGAATATACGGACGACCAAAACTCATTGAATTTGACAGTATCAAGTCTCCTGGCTTGACTACTCGAGTTTTGGTTATGGCGGCAGGAATTACTTTTTCTTGTGTACTTGTGACAAACTTTGATTCTTTATCAATATCACCAATTTTTAGCCAATTCAGACCAATTACGTCGCTAGTTATGTAGTCATCAATCGGACGGGGTGAGCCACCTCGAACGATCTTTGCGAGGTCATCAAGCCGTCTTTCAGACCATCTACCTGCTCCTCGAAAATCGGGGAAACGTAAATTAGGAAGGATTTCTCCCGTCAAGGGAAAAAGTTGCTGCATTAACCCATTTTTATAGGTCTTGAGTGTGGCGAGCTTTTTGGTCTCAACGGAAATTTTTTCGTCAATGGAAGCGAGAAAGTCTGCTATTTTCTGATGCTCTTCCGATGTGGATACGGGCAGAGGCATGACCATAAAATCGCTATTTGAGATTGCCATACGGTCGTGCCTGGCACCCGTGCTAGACGCCTGCCGCATGTAATCATGCCAAACAGATGTCTTAAAATAGTATGCGTAAAAATCATTGAATTCAATTGAAAAGCGAAATACTGTGTATAGCGGAGACATCACCCCAGTAGCAATGTTATTCTTTGAAATCGGGCCTACTGGCGCAGTTGCCGATATTCTTGGGTTGTATACGTAGTCACCTTTCTCAACGACATAATAGCTTTCCAGGTTTCCTTGAGTGGCAATGTCCTTGTCAAAGTAATCGCGCTGATCAACTACGCCATATTCCGCTGAGTTCGTTAGGACTCGCGTTATTGCCCCATCCCGATTTTTCTGGATGCAGCGTTTGGCTAGCTTGTTTAACGGGACAAATTTCCATTCTGCTGCCCCCCGAAACTCGGGGAACCTCAGTGTTGGCACGAAACCATTATTTTTTTCTAGTTGCATTGGCATGCCTTCCTTGTTATTGCTCATACGCACCCAACCCTGAGATCTCCCGTCCTTGGGCGAGTTTCTTGAGCAGCGGAATCAAGTCTTCCATCAACATCAGCTCTGCCTTTGTGCGCGCCTTCCAACCCAGCCCCAGCGGAGCGAACAACTCGCTTAGTTGGTCACCGTCGAACACCATACGGCGCAAGGTGGTTTCCACAAATGCTTGCAGGGCAGCCGTGTCCAACGAGTGCTTGGCCGCAACGCTAGCCAAAGCCTTCGCGTGTTTTTCCGCCTTAAAGCTGTCAAAACCTGCGCGGATAGCCTTCTCGTCCAGCGCCTTGCCTGCTTCCAACGTACCGATGTACTCAGCGATGTCGTCCCGCTCGTCGATGAACTTTGCATCGGCCTGAATGAGACCAATCAGTTGCTCGCGACTCATCTTCTGTTTGCCCGGCGTCTGGCTGGAGTAGCGAGCAATCAACGCCATGATGTAGTCGTAATCGATGATGCTACTTGCAAACAGCACAAACTCGAAGTCGAGTTGCTGCACCGCAGGGTCAGTCTTGTCGCCGCCCGTGTCTTGCTTTTCCTTCAGACGTTGGGCCGTGTCGATGTACACACCCTTGAAGCCCTGCAACTGATCGTTGGGCAGGATCTGTTCAATGCTGGTCTTGTTGTCTGGGGTCAGATCGGTGTACTGATCGAGTTGAGTGTTGAGGCGCTGCACCTCTTTAAACAGATTGATGAACTGCGCCCGTGCGGCATCTCCCTTGAGATTTGCTACCGCCTCGGGCTTGTTTTCAAGCCCTTGTGACTGCATGAACGTATCCAATGCTTGCACGGCAGTTTGCAGTTTTTCTATGACCACTGGGGCCTTGTCCACCAGCCAGATTTCCTTGGCGGGCTTGCTGGCTTGGCCGGAGAACAGGCCAATAGCGGTATCGACAGCATCCTGCTGCTGACGGAAGTCGAGGATGTTGCCGTAGGGCTTGGTGTCGTTCAGAACGCGGTTGGTGCGCGAAAACGCCTGAATCAACCCGTGGAACTTGAGGTTCTTGTCCACGTACAGCGTGTTCAGGTACTTGGAGTCAAATCCGGTGAGCAGCATATCCACCACGATGGTGATGTCGATCTTCTGCGCGTGTGGCAGATCAGCATTGGGCCATTGCTGATCCTTGATGCGCTTTTGCACGTCCTGGTAGTAGAGATCGAACTCACCAATGCTGTGGTTGCTGCCATATTGGGCGTTGTAGTCGCCAATGATGGCTTTCAAGGCGGCTTTCTTTTCGTCTGGCGCTTCTTCGTTGTCCGCCTTTTCCTGCGGCAGGTCTTCCTGAATCTGCTGTACGTCTTTGTTACCTTCGGCGGGTGGTGAGAACACACAGGCAATGTTCAATGGCTGAAAGGCGCCGTTCTCGGCTAACTTTTCAGACTGTATTGTTTTGAACAGAGCGTGATACTCGATGGCGTCGTTGATGCTCGCGGTGGCCAACACCGCGTTGAACTTGCGACCGTTGGTGGCGGCGTCGTGCTTGGCGAGAATGGCTTCGACGATGGCGCGCTTGGCCAATGGCTCGCCGGGTTTGGGTGATTTCTTGGCGTCCGGTTTACTATCTGGTTTGTAGTAATCCACGTGGAAGCGCAGCACATTGCGGTCTTCGATGGCGTGGGTGATGGTGTAGGCGTGCAGTTGTTGCTGGAAGATGTCTGCCGTTGTCTTGAAGCTGGCCTGCTGCCCCTCGACTTGCTGATAGCTGGCGTTATCTTCAAAAATTGGCGTGCCAGTAAAGCCAAAAAGCTGCGCGTTAGGGAAGAACTCCTTGATGGCTTTGTGATTCTCGCCAAATTGCGAACGGTGGCATTCATCAAAAATGAAAACCATGCGCTGATTGCGCAGCGGCTCAAGCCGCTCCTTGTAGTTTTTCTTGTTGCTGCCATCCAGCGCCAAGCCAAGCTTCTGGATGGTGGTGACGATCACCTTGTCCGCGTAATCGTCAGAAAGCAGACGGCGCACCAGCGTTTCGGTGTTGGTGTTCTCCTCGACACAACCCTCCTGAAACTTGTTGAATTCCTCCCGGGTCTGGCGGTCGAGGTCTTTACGGTCGACCACGAACAGGCATTTGTCTATGTCTGGATTGTCTTTCAGCAGGGTGGATGCTTTGAACGAGGTCAGCGTTTTACCGCTACCCGTGGTGTGCCAGATATAGCCATTGCCACAGCGCTGGTGAATGCACTCGACTATCGCCTTGACCGCATAGATCTGATACGGGCGCATCATCAGCAACTTTTGCTCGCTGGCTACCAGCACCATGTAGCGGCTGATCATCTGCCCCAGCGTGCATTTGACGAGGAAAGCGTCGGCAAAGCTGTCCAGATGAGTGATCTTGCTGTTGTCCTCTGCCGCAAACTGATAGAGCGGCAGGAAGCGTTCATCGGCATTGAAGCTGAAGTGACGGCTGTTGTTGTTGGCGAAATACCAAGTGTCCGTTCGGTTGCTGACGATGAACAATTGCAAGAAGCACAACAAGGTCTTCGTGTAGCCATTACCGGGATCGTTCTTGTAGTCGACGATCTGCTGCATTGCCCGGCGAGGACTGATGGCCAGCGTTTTCAGTTCGATCTGTACCACGGGCACACCATTGATCAACAAGATCACGTCATAACGGTGGTGGCTGTAGTCGGTACTGATTCGCAGCTGGTTGACCACCTCGAAGTTGTTCTTGCACCAGTCCTTGATGTTGACTAGCGTGTAATAGAGTGGCGTGCCATCGTCACGCTCGAAGCTATTCTTCTCACGTAGGTGCTTGGCTGCAGAGAATACATCTGGCGTGACGATGGAATCCAGCAAGCGTGCAAATTCGCTATCGGTCAGTTGAACACGATTGAGCGTCTCGAAGTGCTTACGAAAGTTATGCTCCAGCGCAGCGCGATCGCGGATGTCTGGGCGATAGGTATATTTAAGATCTTCCAGTTTGGAGATCAGATCCCGCTCGATTTGGTTTTCGGTTGTTGTCATGAATCAAGCCTTAATTTTGTGAGCCAACACAGAGCAGGCTTTTGTTTGAGTGATTCTGCGTCATTATGTTTTTATCCTTTCCATCCCGTTTTCACTGCTGGGGCCTGGTAACCTGGTGCGAGCTTAGCGTTTTCGACACCATATAGTGCTAGCGAATCGCTGAGCCATAGGCGGTATTGCTCCTCTGTAAGACGGTGGTCGGACGAGCAGTCCACGCTCCAACGCAGCAGCATGTAGCCTGCCACAGCTGCGCGCACGCGCATCCGAATCGACCCGTCGGTCATCCCGTAATCCATCCGGATGATCTCTGGGCGTTCAAGGCGAGGGTGAGGCACGAAGTCCAGCTCGACGATGCGCGTCCACTGGATATCGTTATCCGGCCGTTCGTTCGCTTGCGGTACTTCATCAAGCAGCGTTGGTGTTTCGATTCGTGTGACGACGAAATCGCGGAACTCCCCAGTTTTTCGATCAAAAGCCCGGACATGCCAGCGCAGTCCAGTGTCCACCAGGGCAAAGGGCACGATGACCCGATCGGATTTACCGCTGCTCATAGAGTAGTAGCGGATCGCGACTGGTCGATTGGCGTGGATAGCACGGCAGATCGGGGCCAGTACATCCATCTTCGGGTTGCTCAAGGCTGTGGGGAACTCGCACGACAGAAGGGGGTGCGTTGTCCCGTTCACGCCATCGCCAAAGCCCAAAGCAAGCGCCGACAGCACACGCTGCGATGCGTGGTTAAACAGTGGGGTGAACGCCTGACCGATGCGGTAGATCTTGTTACTGCCGTCAAAGGTGATGTTCTGTGGCGCGATTTCACGGTAAAGCGCCAAGTCGCGCGTCGCGCCTGCCGGAGCTACGCCGAAGCGCTCAATCAGGTCGGGACGACCGATTTCACCGAGGAAGTAGAGGCGAAAGTCGATGTAGGCCAGTCGCTCGCGCTGGGCGTGACTCAAGTTCTCGACGCGCTGGGCTTTCATGCTTGTAATAACCTTTGCTGGCTGCATGGGCTAATTTTGCTTAAATCATATCATCAATATGATGATGTATTAAGATCTGGTTTGATGAAGTATCAAACTTCGACCAAGGAGTGACCATGGGTATATCGCAAGGGTACAGCGGACCACATCAGATTCACTATCTGTTTATCGATGGCGAGCAGCTTCGCCAAACGTTGAAGGAGGTGGGAACGTTCTGGTTCGGCAAGCCAATCGATATTGACTATCGAAAATTGCAGCGCGACTGTCAGAAAGTCTTTTATTACGATTGTCTCCCTGCCAAGCGAGACCAATTGAACGAGACCGAGTACGAGCAAAAACTCCAAGAGAAGCAGGCGTTCTTCGACGGGTTGCGATCGCTGGCTGGCTGGCATGTCAGCGAGGGACTGGCGCGACATCGCAAGAAGGAGCGGCAGGAGCAAAAGGAGGTGGACATTCTCATCGCGGTGGACATGTTGACCCACACCTACCGCAAGAACATGGATCGGCTCACCTTTCTTTCTGGTGATCAGGACTTTGCGCCTCTCCTGGAGGCCGTTGTTCGCGATGGCATGTATGTTGAATTGCTTTACCCAGAAGGCCACACTGCGCGCGACTTGAAGTATTTTGCAGACGTTGCCAAGCCGATGGACATCGACTTTCTTTTAAGTATTGCGACGGAAGATTTCAGCCGCAGGCACGCATTCCCGCAAGCCTCTTGGGAAACTCAGGCGGAACCAGACAATGCGACCTGGACATGGGATGGTATGCAGGGCAGCCGAATGATCGGTAAGGGCTGGAAAGAGGCCAGCGGGAGCATGCTTTGCTTCAGGACCACCCTGCCAAGCTCTCAAGGTCACTACTTAAGCGTGCGTGGCCAGGACTATGAGTGCGTCAAGCGTTATTTCGAGCTGCGGCTCGGTAGCCACTTGGGCCAGCCCGACTTCAAACTGGAATGGGAGCGTCGGGGTTTTTAGTTTGATCAAGGGTCTTGATAAGGTTGGTTGGAGTCATTCAAATCGCCGTGTCTAAACGGCAGCAACCGCCAACACCGGAAGTTACTCGACCTAGATTTCAAGGTATGGACAGATAGCGGTGGGGCCGTAAGTGCTTGACGCCTCACGCCAGTTGCGCAGGCACTTGTCTTTACTTACCAGCTGCCCGCTTGAGGGTTATCCGGGGTGGGGAGAGCCAGGGTAGGAGGGGGCGCGGCCTGAGCCGCGGCCCGCTGGGCTTGCATCTGAGCGACCCTGTCTCTCAGAGTTGCAACAACGGCAAGAGCGTCGGGCGATTGGTCCGCCAACTTCTGCATGAGGGCGAACGTGTCTTCGATTTTCGAAGGACTAACGTAGGTGACTACCTTGCACATCATCTCGTAAACCTTTTTACGGGACTTCGCAGCAAACTTCCGTGACAGGCGCAGGAGATTGATGCCGTCCATCGCACATATCGAGATGGTTTCGGGGCCTTTTGTACTTCCTGGTACCGGTGCTATCCGACCTATCTCGTCAAAACTCAGATGGTGGTCCCACTCGTCGAAGTGTGGGTGAAGAATCTTGTAGTCGGTAGACAAGCCGGGGATGGCCAGAGGCCGCACGGTTTCATTCGTCAACACTGACTTCGCGGATTTGTGTGTGTTGCATATCACGCAAGCTACTGCGATGTTCTCCGGGAGGAACATGAACTCCGGGAAACCAGATTTGTCCAAAATGTGCTCTGCGTCGTACACGCGGGCATTCGGTTGGAGCTCCATGCTGCAGTAGCAGCACCGGTTCGCCTGGTGCCAAAAATAGTGATCCTTGACTTCCGCCCTGAACTTGTTGACTAGGTTTCGGTGCTGATACGCGGTGTCGGACCATAAATGGTGATTCTGTGCGCCATCGGTCTTCAGCGTGCCGTGTTCCACGGCGTTGAGCGTGGTCAGCTGAGTCAGGGGGGCTGCTTTATCTCTGAAGGTCATTGTGCTCACCCAAGACGCTGATGAACGTCGCCGCTAGGAGGTGGTGGGGTATCGGGCGTGTTTATCAACCGTATCGCATCTCTGACCAGCTGAGCTGTCGTCCCGTCCTTCTCGTCCCGATATATCTTGTCGAGTTGGTCGAGCTTGGCGAGGGCCTCAGATTTTTCAGCCCAGTCACCTGTTTCTCCCATGACAACGGCCTGGAAGATTTCGTTCGAGACGTGTGCACTGCCGGCAATTGGTGTGTGGAAGACTTCAACCAGAGCCTGTTCAATCGACAAGGGGGTGTCCGAAAACATGGGCAATGGGTGAGCGGAGTAGCCTGTCCCATCGTCCCCCATCTGAACCACGTCTGCGCCATTGAGCACGGCTTGTTGAACCATCAACGGTGAATGGGTCGCAACGACGATATGAGCGTTATGCACCGACTTCGCGATTCTGAAGAGTGCGTCCACGTACTTCAGCTGCCACTCCGGGTGAAGGCTCAGCTCTGGCTCGTCCAGCAAGGCGAGGCAGTCGGGAGTTATGGAGGTCGCGAGGCCAAATATTGCACAGAGCATTTGTTGCTGACCGGAGCTGGTCTTGGCAACGTCTATCGACTCAACCTCGTTGCCGCGAAGTTCACACGACGTCAGGTTCAAGAGGTCCAACCGACGCAGGAGCGCAAAGGCCTGGATGACATGGAAATCCCGTCTCACATTCTGAAGTGAGATAGGAAGGATGTAGCTCTTGGCGCGTTGGTCGTAGTGGTCGCGGACGACACTGATGGAATGGCGTAGTACGCCAAGAAACTCCTCGCCTTTGCCTGAGTTGAGTTCGCGAAGAATCCGTGCTTCGCTGGGACGGAGCCTGCCTTTGGTCTGCATGTCTTCCAGGTGCGACTCGATAAAACGAGTCGGGTCATTTTTTTCAAATGCATTCTTGCCCCCCGTTTTCAGCTTGTACCCAAGATTGAATCGGGTCTGGAAGCCAAGCTCGTACAGCACGGAAAAGAGAGTTTCAGCCGATTCTGGGTTTTCGCTCAGCCTTATAAGTGCCTCTTCCAGAACCCTGCGCGACAGAGTGGCACCGACGCTTCGAGAGGACCTGTGAAGACCAGCGCAGACGTACTTGCTTTGCTCAATATCATCTTCGGTATACCTTTCTGTGAGCGAAGTGACATCAGCCTTGGGCGCCTCGAAGCGTACAAAGGGACTGAATGTCTGTACAACGACCCTTTCTGGCATGCCGGTAGCGTGGACCACAGGCCGTAGGTTGGCTTGGTTGGACCGGCTCTGATTTGGCGATTTCGCGTACTGCAAGAGTATCTCTAGCAGCTCCGTTTTTCCGCACCCGTTCGGCCCAGTAATGACATCGACGTAGTTGCCACTGTCCGAGAGCTTGCGCCCGAGAGTGACGTTCAGCCTCTGGCTGATGACCTGATGAACTTGCATTTCTCTATCTCCACCTCATCGCGGCCTAACCAGCGATGCATCTTGATTACTGTCATTCGCGTGAGTTCTTCCGCGATCGACGCTCTTGTTTATCTGCTGCGCGCCTAGCCGCCCTGTTCATGGGCACACCATCCTTACCGACATATTTTGATGGGGAGTCAACAAATCGGAACGGGACTGGAAACTCCCGCTCTGTGTGCCGGGAGAGCTGCATTTCTGTCTTGGGCCGCAGGATATCCAGCTCGTCCGCTTCTTTGCGCCACCCCATGAGCTCTTCGGCCGATATAGCGGACAGGTCGACGTGCATGAAATCCTGTGATGCCAAGCCTTCAGAGAATGGCTCGCTAGCGATTCCGATAGCATCCTTCAGCATTGGTATCTGACTTTTGACGGCATGGCAGTAGACCGTCAAAGCATGCATCCGTCGGTGTCGGTACGTCGTGTTGTAGTCCTCCCCCTCGGTCCTGGGCATGGTTAGGAAGACAAACGCACGGTCGGGCGGTCGACCTGTCATCTTGATGCGCGCAAACATGCGGCCCGGCTCACTACGCTGCATGACAAAGTGGAAGTCCGTGGACAGGCTGCGTCGGGCCAAGCGAGGCTGGGAAGCAAGAGCTCGGACTATGCGCTCGTGATGACTTCCGTCTGAATCTGAAAGCCAAGGCGCGCTAATGGCTTTGCCTGAGCGGATGAACTTGCTCTGGTGTTCTATGAGCGCATCCCACAGGTAGCTGATTTCATTGGCCTGTTGCTTAGCCTGCCATTGCGGACTTGTTCTGTATACCTGCCAGTCACCTTCAGGAAGTGCGATGAAGTTGGCACCCTTGGGTATCTTAGGAAATTCGTGTTCCTCGTCACGAGTTGTGGACATATATCGGCCCAGCAGGTCTTCCTCCCCCGTTGCGGAGATGATGACCTCAGGCTGCTGTATGAACTCTTCCTTCTTGCGCAGGTACCTAACCAGGTCGGGCATGGTATCCAGCTCCTCAAGAAGCAGGTCGACAGTCATTTCATCGAGAACATGCACGAAGCGCCGGCTCTCAAGTGGGTAGCCGATATGGAAGGGGTTCTCCGCGTGGGCGGTCTTCCCGACGAGTTCGTTGAGCAACATGAGGCTGCCTGAACTTCCACCTCCGAAGAAATGTCGCGCGGGCAGGTGCGACCCTCGGGTGACTGCGATGAGGTAGTACCGTGCGACGCTCGCGTCGGGTAACTCAATGGGCAACGGCGCTTGGCAAGCCTTGTCCAGGAAGATCCGTTTGGGAAATGCCTTGATGAACTTTTCGGCTCCCGCTAGTTGCCGGACGGATTTGTCGATGGCGTTTCGATACCACCGCGGCCAGGCAACGGAAACATCAACGTTGCTCTGGTAGGCGCAGTCCTTGTCCGAAAACAACAGCACGTCGTTGCCGAAGACGACTAGGAGGTCGCAGAGCTCCTTGCCGTCCCCCTTGCCGTTGGCCCGACCCTCGTCGGTGAAGACATTGGGATAGCTCCAGAGGCTCAGAAAGGCCTTGCGTGCCAACCCCGCCAGTGCCCGCTCGGAGGCCGTTGTACCGTCTGCTGAGGCTGCCTTCTCCCATGCTGTCTCTTGTGTCATGGATGACTGGCCCCGTCAATGCGCCGGGTCAGCTGCAGCGGCGGCTTCTGGTGGAGGCTTCTTCTTCCAGAACTTTGCGTAGGAGGGGCCTTCCGACTTGGGAGGGTACTCTGGCTCGGTTACCTTGATAGGCGTAGGCATTGGGAAGTCAACGCCGACCAAGATTGCCTCCCCTTGACCTAGCGTGGGAAGAAAGGCTGCTGCACTACCGTCAAGATTACCGCAGGCCTTTTCGACGATGTCGCGGTCGCGCTCGTTTATCAGGCGGTGCACGATGAACATACCCATCTGGCTCAACACATCCTCAGGGATGTCACGTGGGCGCTGCGTCGCAAGCAAAGTCGTCAGACCGTACTTTCGACCCTCCTTCGCAATCAGGCCGAACGCGTCGAGCGACACGCGGTTGGTTTCGTCACCGATGGACTTGCTCAAGAACTGGTGGGCTTCATCGAGAACCACCACCGTCGGCATCTCTTGGAACGCTCCGTTCCGAGCCAAGCCTAGAAGATGTCGCCCGATGGCGTTGATGAGCAGCTCGCGCGCGTGGTGCTCGAACGGCAAGTCGGCCAAGCTGATTCTCAGCACTGCATCGTCAGACGCAAAGAACGATTGAATTTCTTCCGTCAGCGCAGCGAACTGCTCCGGTGCGAAGAGGCATCGAAGCGCTGGCGACCGGCTGATGCTGTGAATCTTGGACACCAACGTGTCGCAGTAGCCCCTAATCCGCTCATCGGGGGCACCCCAGACTGAATAGTTTGGCTCACGCGCTGTGCCACCACTCTCGTAGACACACTCTTCGTACACCTGCCTTGCCAAATGCTTGATTACATACCTCGCACCCTGCGCCTCGACCTGGGCCTCGTTCTTGTTCACTAGATAGTTGAACGTCTTCTTCTCTGCGTTCGCTTTCACGTACTGATGAGGCTCGTTGTCGCCGTTCAAGATGTAGTTCAGTTTCAGGCTGCGCAGGGCTTCCCGCAGTTTCGGAACCTGTGCGCCAGGTGACGGCTGGAAAATCGCGAACAGGTCCGTTTCGGTGAGGGCCCAGTACGGGAAGGCAACAAATTTGCGTGTGTCCTCCGCACTTGTCGGTGCGCCGCCGAGATGCACAGAGCGAACGCCTTTGGTGAACGTGTGGAACTCGCCACTGGGATCCACGAGGAGAACCTTGCCTCCAAGCCTAGCGGCTTCCTGAATGATGCGAGCGACGGTCCAGCTCTTGCCGCCCCCGGTCGCTCCCAGTACCGCACAGTGACGGCCAAACAAGTGGGCCGGGCTTACGTTGACCATCGTACTCGGGTCATGCGTAATCGTGGCGAGCTCGACGGCTCCTGCGCTGGAGACGGACTGCCCCTCGACGATGTGCTTCACAAGAAGCGGGTGAGCCGAGAAAACGTGCTGACCGATGCGAGGATGGAACGGAATCCCTGAGATGACCTTGGCGGTCGCCAGGTCGAGAGTCGTCAGGAGCTGGACAAACCCGATGGGGTTGGCGTCTGGGGGAGTGCCTAGGGAGGGTTCGGCCTTGAGCCGCTCGTTGTCGGGCAGCTTCACCTCAGTGATGCGCCCCAGCACGGCAACCCCTTCGCCTTCGAGGAAGATGAACTCGCCGACCTGACCGCCGAGCACTGCGTATCCCGAGTATTGCCGGGGTGCGACGCCTGCAGCCTTCGGCAGATTGATGCGAGCACTGTCCGGCCCCACGAAGGTGACCGCACCAATGTATCGGCTGGGGTCAAACGGGCTTGTTGCGAGCCTGCCAGTCATCCTGCCTCCCGCATCAGTCGGATGCGCTCATAGTGCTGCTCGAGGTCGGTTTCCGCCGCAATGTCCGGCATCAACGGAACGGATTCCTCAAAGGTGGCGGAAATGAGCGCCAGACGGGCATCGCCGTGTTCAATCAAGTACCTGAGCTTTGACAGGTAGGGGTGCTTCGCATCGTTGCCATCCTGGACACCCTTTTCCTTATGTTCCCATGGACCAAGGCCAGGGTCACAGACCACGACCTTGAGATGCAGATTGGAATTGATGGCCGACAGTATTGGCTCAGCCAAATGGTTGTCATTGAATCCAAATCCCAAGACGAGAAGGCCGGTATCCGGCTGCCGCAATGCAGTTTGGAATGCCGACATCATCTCGAGATACGGTTGCTCGAATGACAACTCGTATTTTGTATTTCGCGGATAGATAAGCAGCGGCGACTCAGAGGCGGGGTTTTTTTCAATCTCCCCGGATTTCGTGTTCTTCGTCCAATCTACAGAGCCGTGAAGTTTGTAGAGATGGAAGACGTTCGGAATAAAATCGTGACTGTCTGGACTGCTTTCCCGCTTCACGATGTCGTACGAGAAGTAGAGCGAGTCGAAGACTTGCGGCGTCGTATGCGAAAAGCCGTCAACGATTACGTAGCGTCCTTTGCGCGCGGCGTACTCGAAGCACAGGTCATAGTTGGTTGTAAAGACTTTTGTGCGCAGCTTTCGCGTGGATCGGCGAACCAGCCGGCGAAGAAAGTCGGCATGGAGGCCGACCTCGTCTTCAACATCCAAGAAGCGCACGCAATCGCGAACCGTTTGCTCGGCGGTGGCGATGAATCCTGTTACCAGAGCTTTGTCGTCCCCGTCTCCAAGGAACTCTTCGGCAATCTTGCAGTGCGAAAGCAGCGCTTCGATGTTCTCTCCCTTGGCCGCCGGGAAATGCGTTAGCGCAATGACTTTCTCGAAGAGCTCTTCGCGGTTTGCCTTGCACGCATTCCACAGGTCAGCCATCGTGGGAGCGATGCGCTTGCCAGGGTGTGCTGCGCGTGGACCAGACGCCCCTGGAGCTTTCGGCAGCACGTTCACATGCAGGGACGTGCCGAGCCCTGTGAGAACGACAAGGTTGGTGCACCTGAAGCAGTCGGAAAGGTTGCGGTTGATTTCTGCAAGCGCTGGGTCAGGGATGGTGCGTCCGTTGCCATCCTCCTGAGGGTCTTTAACTTCGCGCCACGTTCCACCGTTCCTGTAGGTCAATACTTGCATATCTCAATAAGCGTAAGGAGTTCCCAAAGTTCCGCGGGCCCCGAGAGCACAACGCGAGCTGCTGCCGATAAACGCCAGATACTCGCATGGTAAGGGACATCGGCGAGCATGTGCGGGCTCAGGAAGAAGACTGGGGTCACTTTCGGCGTAGCAATGTCGATGCGCTGGATGCGTCGGCGAGCGGCTGTTCAACCAAACCCGATGACGGAAACAGTTTCCATGAATCCGCTGTTGGTTATCGAGGCAGAAATTCTGAAAGACGGCAGACTGCAGGTCTTGGCGAGGGTGCTGCTTAAATTCCACTGAGGTCGATGACCGGTTGGCGTAGAGTAGCGAACGAACCTAACTGCGCGGCCACCGACAACAATCGCTGCCAAGCTGACTATCAATGAAGGGTACTGATGTTCGATCTAGGGCGACCTTTGTGTGGATGGGAGTTCAATTCGTCTATGGATTGATACGATCCTTTCGCTACGCGCAGAAGCGGTTTCTCGGGTATCAATGTTTACTTTGGAATATCCCAATCTGGGGCGGGATCTTTTTTTGCCAATTTGTAAATCAATTCACCGCCCCGCACATCATCAAAGAGTTCCTGGATGTAGTGATAGACCTTGTTGGTCACATCAATCATGAGTGCTTTCATCTCGGCATCATCAAATCGGGAAAGTTCATTCCATGGGATTTGACCGAAGGGGCTGTGAACAATGACGTCTGAGTAGTCACCGGTTTTTGAGTTTGGGACTTTGCCGCTGTGCAGCTCCTCAAGAACCGAATTACGAAAACACTTCAGCGCAATGTGCTTGGCCATGCGTTGTTGAATCTCGGGGTCTGTGACGATGGCTTTGGCGATTTCATCTTTGTTCATGGGTGAAAATTCCTATGTTGATGAGATAGGTACGCTCCGGCAAGTACCTCAAGCCTTCGGTGGGGAAAGCAACTTGTGCTGTATGCGTGATTTCTCGAACGCATTGCACAACTGCATATCTGTGATGACCTTGTCCAGGTCCTCGTAGTCAAAGTCAGCGGTCCACTGACAAATCGATTGCATGGCGTCGAGAAAGGGGCTGGGATTACCTTCCCGCGTCAGGACGCGAAGACAGTCCAGGTATTCTTCCCGAAAGAGCGTTGGTACGATGATTCGGCAACTGTTGACGACCGAAAGTTCTGCATTCATCACAAGCCTGGCCAGGCGTCCGTTGCCATCGGTGAAGGGGTGGACTTCGGAGACGAGGAACATCGCCATCAGCGCTCTGGCCATGCCTGGGGGAACGGATGGAAGGAGCTTCGAGCCTTCAACCAAGGTGCCTCGAACAAATCTCGGAGCCACGAATTCCGTATTGCCCGCTCGATTGGCCAGCGTCTTGAATTCTCCGGGCCCTACCTCTGGCCGCTCCTTCATCTGGTCGGCATGGCGCTCACGCAGCTGAGTCAGGACAGACTCACCTGAGCCGAGCGTCTGGTTCGCCCATCCTGGATTGATGGCCTGTCGGAAAACACCAATGATGTCGTGCGAGTCTTTGGGCCGTTCAGTGATGGGCTTGCCCTCCAGGACGAAGCCCCGAGCCTCGGTGACATCGAATTCTGTGCCCTCGATGAAGTTGCTGAAGTATGACTCCAGGAAAGCGAAATTCAGACGTGCCCGTTCGCTCTTTGCCACTGCGGGAGGTTGCTTCAGTGGTACCGAGCGCAACTGTGTTGCGAATTTTTCAAATAGAGCAAGGCGATTGGCGTCGTATGGAATGTTGGCCATCATCCCCTTGCCGGCGGCAGTAGACATCGCTGCCTTTCTCGTCCCCAGTACTGCACCAATGAGACCATTGAGGATGGTCAACTCGCGCTCCAGGCCTAACACTGGAGCCAGTGTTCGAGCTTGGTCACGAAGCGTGTTGAGCGCTTCCTCGCCTCGGGCTTCACAGGTATCGATGAGGCGCTGTTCGACATCAGCCTTCCCGACTGACTTCTGCACTTTACCGCGTGAGATGGTGAGGTTTTCCAACAGGACCCGAGGTGTTGAAGGAAAGTACAACTCTCTGCCCATCATCGGGGTGTCGCCTTGAGCGGGGCCATGACCAGCGACCAACTGGACGGTCATGCCGGGCAAATCCACTCTCTTTGTATAAGAGTACGTGAGGTACATCATGCCATCGCTTGGCACCCCGCCATGGAAGGCGCTGCGCGGCCCTATGACAGCCTTAGGGTAGAGCGCTGCCAGGATACGGATGCGTTCGCGGGCAATCAAGGCTGGCCATGCTTCCTCGGGAAGACTTGTCACCACGCCCGCAGCGATGCGTTTGAGGGCCCCCTCTCGCAACCGACGCTGGGTCGCTCTGATCTGCGCTGGAGAGAGCTCAACGTATAGCAAAAGGGAGTCGTCAGGTGTCGGCATTTTTTGTGCTGAAGCTTCGTTTAGAGCTGAAATGTTGCTTTCGTTTGTTTTAAATCCCGAACTTGTCGCTATTTTTGAAATAAAGATGATGAAGGCTTGCGTCCCTTTTCTTTGATTACATTTGTGCGTGACCGGTATTTTGTCGTTGTTATTTTAGCAAAAATTATGATTTGTCGTCTATTTTAATTTATAGAGAGATGCGCAGGTGAAAATGTCTATGCAGATCAGATTCCGCGCTTGCCTGGAGTGTTGGTGGGAGAGATGCCCAGCAACGGCAAGTTGATGCTGGCGCTGGATACCCTGAATCAGCGCTTTAGGAGGAGTACGGTCAAGGTGTCAACGCAGGTGGCATACCAGGACTGGCAGATGCGGCGGGAGCACAAGTCACCGAACTTCACATCGGATTGGGATGAGGTTTCCATAGTTTGAAAATCGCTAAATTGTTAGGGAACGACTGCGCAAGTTGCTGTCATTAAAGACTGAGAGCTAGCCGAATCTGGTGGGGAACATCGTTCTGTATGTGCAGAAGGAAGAGGACAGGCGTCCGGATGGTGGCTCCGCTGCTAAAGGAAATTTTCATTAGGTTGCCTGTTATTAAAGAAGTCTTTAAAATCAAGCCATTGAATTAAAGCGACCTTGATCATGAAACGAGCAACCGGAACATATGTGGAGTCGACCACCCTTGGGGAGGTAGTCAAAGCATTTGTGCCGAACTCACTGCCGCCTCAAAAGCCAGTCTTGGCTGTAGAGGTCTATCAGGACCTCAATCACAAGGCTGAGATGGCTTTGGCGCGTCTGTCGGGCGTGTCGGGCTTGGTCCCGTCTGTGGACTGGTTGCTTTACAGCGCGATTCGCAAAGAAGCTTTGTTGACTTCGCAGATCGAAGGAACTCAGGCCACGATCACCGACCTCTTTGATGACGAGGCGGGTCTGGAGGTGAGCAACACGGACGACGTGGAGGAGGTCACCAACTATATCGCTGCTTACCGGCTCGTGCGTGACAACCTGCGAGATCCCAAAGGGCTTCCTATCAGTGTTCGCTTGCTTTGCAAGGCCCATAAACTGCTACTCAATGGCGTTCGTGGGACGGGCAAGCAGCCTGGAGCCTTAAGACGCTCGCAGAACTGGCTGGGTGGAACCAGGCCGGGGAACGCTGTTTTCGTTCCTCCGCCCGCAGACAAAGTACCTGCCCTGATGAGCGATCTGGAGAAGTTCATCCATGACCAGCCCAGAAATACGCAGGAGGTGACTGGCAAAGGCCTGCCACCTCTGGTGGGGATTGCACTTGCACATGCGCAGTTTGAAACGATTCACCCGTTCCTGGATGGCAACGGTCGTATCGGGCGACTGCTTATCTCCGCCTTGCTGGAGGACTTGGGCTTGTTGCCTGAGCCGCTGATGTATCTGAGCGGCTACTTGAAGCAGCACCAGACAGAGTACTACCGCCTCTTGTCCGCGATCCGGAAGGAAGGGGACTGGGAGTCTTGGGTTCAGTTCTTCCTGGAGGGGGTGCAGGTTTCAGCAAGTCAAGCGGAAGAGAACATCGTAAAGATCGCCTCGCTTGTGGCCTCTGATCGCAGAAAGTTGCTTGAATCACTGAAGGGTGGGGCGGCTGCATATCGCCTGTTCGAGATGCTGCCCATGATGCCTCGCTTTACTGTGGAGCGAGTGAAGACTGCCTTGGGAACTACCTTCCCGACAGCCAATGCAGCAGTCAAAGCCCTAGAGGAATTGGACTTGATCACTGAGACGACAGGCAACAAGAAGAACCGTAGCTTCAGCTATGACCGGTACATCAAGCTACTGTCTGCCTGAAGGATCTCTACCAATGGACGCGCCTAAACAACCTCCCAAGGACAGTGCGCAGAGTCCATATCCTGACTTCGAGGACCTACACAGCGCGGGCAAAAATCTCGATGAAGTCATTCGATCGTTGCCAGACGTTCGGCAAGAGAGAGTCCGAAAAAGGGCGGAGGAATTGGCCGTCCAACTAAGGACGAAGGCTCGCTGAGTTGGGCGAGTTGTGGGCGCGGGTTCCATGCTTTTTCTTGCGGAAAACGAAAGATTTACTACTGTGTTTTGAGTGTCATTTCGTGGTGATATTTGGTCTTGAGGAAGAAGCTGCGTTGTTTGTCAAAGGTTTTTAATCTGTGCGACGCATCCTTCAAGGGTGCGCTGGCGATCCAGGATGGCAAAAAACAGTCGTAGCGTATTAAACGCATCGACATCAGCGCGATGGGCTTTGCCTACGAATTGCAGCTTGTAGCGCGCCATGGCCTTGGACAAGCCGCCATGCTGAATTGTGGCAGTGCGCGTTCGAGCCAATGACAGCAATGTGGTCCAAGTCTTTACATCGATCCAGCGATGACCAAAATGATGGAACTCGATCTGCGCTTGAGCAAATGTCCGCAGCAGGTCGGCGGAGTCTCCTCCACCCCAAGTGACAGGATTGACGAATACCTCTTGCTCACGCAGTAGATCTCCAAGCTCTTTCGCACATTGCGCGAGGGTCACGCCTGCACTGCAGTCTTCATTGGTGATGCCCGTGAGCTGTGTAATGAATTCGCTGATGGACTCATCCACTTGCAGATTCCATCGACGGACAATGTACTGTTGCTGGTTTTGCGAAGAGCTACCGATGGCAACGCCGACTTGGATGATGGTTCCGCTGGGCTGGTTGTATTCAAGGTCCAGCGCCACATAACGCTGTTTGTCCTCTATGGCGGCGCTGTCACTTCGATCGTTCATTTTGGTCTCCGGGGATAGTTTGTCCATATTGCCATTAAGTGTGGAGGGAGTCCGATTTAGGCGGGGTGTTCAAGACATGTCTGAGCCAGACGAATTTTGGATGTGGGTTCAATTCCAGAAGGCGATTTGCTGCTTAGGTGGTGTAGAAGTGCGCACAATGACCGGCAAATAGGAGGATGGTCATTTCCCCATTTGTGTATTGCTGAGTTAATTTACTCAGTGACTGCATCTTGCAGTGAGGACTGATTGCGGTGAATATTCAACTTATTCTCCGTAAAAAATGCGGCAAATGACTTGTTTTCCAAAAAATTGGGTGTTTAATTGCCGCATGAATAGCGGAGAAAAACTCTACGTATGGCAGGCCGAAAGCTGGCCCAACTGGCACTACAACCTGTCAGTTCTGGCCGGGCTGTTGGCGCATGTCAGTCGTTCTCAAGGTGTATTGCTTGGTCGTTTGGCGGACGTAGGGCAGGCATTACGCGACCAGGCCAGCCTTGCCGCGCTGACAGAAGATGTGGTCAAGACCAGTGAAATCGAAGGCGAAGTGCTCAATGTTGAGTCTGTGCGTTCGTCCATCGCACGCCGTCTGGGCGTGGACATTGGCGCAGTTGCACCGGTGGATCGGTACATTGAAGGCGTGGTTGAGATGGTGCTTGACGCCACCACACGCAGTAGCGAATCGCTGACTTCCGATCGACTGTTCGGTTGGCATGCAGCACTGTTTCCAACCGGGTACTCCGGCATGAGCAAAATCACGGTCGGCCAGTGGCGTGATGATGCGGATGGGCCGATGCAAGTTGTCTCTGGCCCAGCCGGACGGCGCAAGGTCCACTTTCAGGCGCCACCAGCGAATGGTTTGCTTGATGAAATGAAGCGCTTTCTCTCCTGGGCCAATGAGGAAACGGGCGAGCCGCTACTCATCAAAGCGGGCTTAGCGCATCTGTGGTTCGTGACCATGCACCCATTTGACGATGGCAACGGTCGCATCGCCCGAGCGGTGGGAGACCTGTTTCTTGCACGCGCCGATGGCAGTCCGCAGCGTTTTTACAGCCTTTCGGCACAAATCCAACGGGACCGCCGGGACTACTACGAGGTGCTCGAACGCACACAAAAAGGCACGCTTGATGTCACCGGTTGGCTGTCGTGGTTCCTTGGCACATTGGCGCGCGCTCTGGACAGTGCGCAAACCAAACTGGATGCGGTGCTGGTCAAGGCTCGCTTCTGGCAACGGTGGGCAGGCACGCCGCTGAACGAGCGGCAGGTGAAACTGATCAACCGTTTGCTCGATGGCTTCGAAGGCAAACTTACCAGCAGCAAATGGGCAGCCATTGCCAAATGCTCGCCCGACTCCGCATTGCGCGATATCACCCAGTTGCTAGAGCAGGGGATGCTCAGGAAAGCGCCTGGTGGCGGGCGCAGCACGAGCTATGAGCTGTCAGATTGAATCTGACCGAATCGGCAAAAGAAAACCACAGTGCCAAGGAGATATCTGATCCGATGTGTGGACGTCGGTTCAATTCCGAATGCCGGATTTGAAGTCGTTACAAAGAAGTGCATTGACTCTGCGGCGTGTGATCATGTCGCCGAAGTTGTCGACCGCCCGTAGAAGTTCGGTGCGATTGAGGTAGCGTAACTTGCTGCATGCCTGATCCAATACAGCGTTGGCCAGAGCGTTTGTTTTCTCGAGGTTGTTGATCAAGTCGACAAAAAGCACTTCCGGCGTTAACTGTTCCGTGTCGTCTCCTATTTCAATCTCGTCGGAGTCGCGGGACGTGATGCTGAGCGTCATTAAGATCTTGAAGTCATCAATGGCTTTTCGCTGGCAGCAGATCGGCCGACGGTCAGACAAGTGGTTGAGGTAGGTCTGGATGATGGATTGTGATTTCTTCTCGGAAAACTTGGATCTTCGCAATCTGCCAATTTGTTTGCTCGGCATTTCCATGAATGCGGTGACTGGGACGCGTTTTTTCCAGGAACGCTCATTTTTCATACGGTGTTCAAATGCCTCTACTTCGGCCACAGGGTAGCGGATTAGTCTTCCGACTTGAATGAAGCAGGGGCCTTTTCCGTGCTGACGCCACAGGGCTATGGTGCCGGTGGGAATGCCCCACCGATCTGCAAGATCCTGAGGGGACAGAGGCCTATTGCGCATCGTCAGAGCAAAGGCTGTAAACGACAGTCATGACCGGGGAGCTGGGTTCCAGTGCCAGCATCGTGGCTTTGACCCGGGGTGGTGTGCACCGTGTCAACCGATAAAGTTGATTCTGGATTTGGCTGCCTGATTTTTTCCCACCTAGACATGCTGCGCGGATTTGGTTGAGGTCGGCTTGGCCAGCTTGCTGGAGAAAGAGCAAAATTTCTTCGGCACCTGTGAACGCGATGTTGGTTCTAATTTGGTTTTCGTAATCCTCGATGGCCGTCAGCAGGTACTGAACCTTCTTGCCAAGCTTGAGGTATTCAGGGCCTCGGTGTGTCGAACGCCAGCGCTGAAGCGTCTTGGGGCTCATAGCCCATCGATCTGCAAGTTCAATTTCATTTAGGCTTGTGCTCACGTTGCATGCTCCTTGAGATAACGGAGCTGCATTCACGCGTACTTCTGCCCATAAGTCCAGTTGCTTATGATCTACTACCGCTCATTCCCCACCACGCACGCTTGAGTACGAACAGAGAATTTTTGAGTGGTCAACCATCCACCACCATATGCATTTCCATGGATGCCCTCCATGGAAAACAGAATACCCCGCCCAGGCTAAGTCTCGGCGGGGTATTCTGTTTGGTAAATCGCTGCCGCCTGAGTAAGCCCCAACTGGCCGTGCGTGCTGCACTCAGCGCTCGAAATTCAAGCGTATGCAGGTGCCTTCAGCGGATGAATCGATGGCCAATTGGGCACCCAGGCGTGTTGCCCGGGCCGCCATGCTGGACATGCCTTGTCCTGTGCGTTTACGGGGTTCTGCTTTGGACGCATCCATGCCTCGGCCATCGTCTCTGACTTCAAAAACAATAGCGCTGTCACTCACGTGAATTCTAAAAGTCACCAATTTGGCTTGAGCATGTTTAATGATGTTGGCGCAAGCTTCTTGCAGCAAGCGCAGCAATTGCAGGCGATCACGGTCGCCCTGCAAGAATTCGTGAGGCAATGGCTCTGATTGCCAGTCAAATTCAATGGCTTGTGAGCGAAATACCGGTGCCAAACGGTGCCGAAGCATGCCCAGCAGGACCGAGACGGCGTCCTGCCTGTCGTTGATATCCGGGTTGTTGGTGCTGGAGAACACATCCAGCACACTGCGCAGATCGAGCAGTGCGTGGTCGATCAGTTCTGCCAGTTCCGCAGATTTGGTGTCCGGGCTTTGGCTGGATTTGAGCAAAGCACTCGCCGACACCAGCTGTGATCCAAGACCGTCGTGCATGTCACGCACCAAGCGCTGGCGCTCTTCAGCAAGAAGGGTTTTTTCGCGTTGGGTTTGCAGTTCTTCGTGGTAAGACGCCAATTGGATTTTTTGCGTTGCCAATTCCTGCTTCAACTGAGCGGAAGCTTCTTTTTTGTACTGTAAATACCGCACCAAACGTTCGACCACCAGCAAGCCGATGGCCAGTCCCAGCAAAGGGGCCAGCCAGTGGGTCATGGATAAAGCCGAATACGGCAACAGGTCATTTGCACGAGCGAGGTCCAACGCATTGGCGCCGACACCAAAAAACATGGATGTGGCGAATGCAAAGTCTGACAAATAACGCGATTTTGCAGAGGCATACCACAACAAATACACGCCCATGATCAAGGTGGCAGGGACCAGAATGGACGCAACGGCAAGGAGCCATTTTTGCCAATGTGCCATCGGCAAGAACAGCAATACAAGAAAGGCCAGCAAGCTCAAACCGAGCAGTCCCCATTCCAAGCTACTGTGGCGGCGCTTGACCAAGCGAAGTGCCACGTAAATGCCGGCGAAACCTGTCATTGGGCGGGTGACCATGAACCACGTGATCCAGGTGGTGTTGTTCATGGGTCCGAGCCAACCCAATACCACCAAGGCGTGCAGGCACCAGCCAAGTCCAGCCAAAGCGAAACCCAGTGACAAGCCATCGCGCTCAGACGCAAAAACGGCAGTAGCGACCAAGGTGATGAACAGCATCAAAAACAAGCCACCAATGCGCATGCCTACCAGCAGATCTTGCAGCTCGCCACACTCACGCGCAAGGGCTTCGTGTCCGCCAAACCATACTTCTGACAAACCCGGAAAAGCGCCATCCAGTGTGCGCAAGCGGATGTCTATGCGGTGCTCTCCGGGCGCCAATTGCAAGGGCAGTGGGATGAATGTTGGACGGAAAAGTGCTTTGAAATCAAGGTCGTTCTTCTCATGTGACAAGAGCACTTTCCCATCTACCCAGACGCTGGCATTGGCCGACCAGCGCGGCACACACATGGCCAAGTTGCGCTGGTCAGGTGTCGCATTCACATTGAAAAACAATCTGAAATGCGCAAAGCCAACGTTGGCGTCTTCAATGCGGTGGGGCAGGCGGGTTTGCACGGCGCCATCTGGGACCGCCTCCAAGTCCGGCCCCAGTCCCAGGGTGGCTTGGCGTAAAACCTGAATCTTGCCTTGGCTGACCATGCCAAAGGCATCGGCGCTCATGGACCAGTTCAACGCGTACATAGAAGCCATCAGCATGCCGGCGAAGACCAGGCCCGATAAAAATCTGAAAGCGATCCAAGCATTGGCCGTGAAAAATGATCGAAAAGAATTCATGGCGCTATCGTCAGGAGAACACTGAGCTTCGCAGCACAGGGTCACGCAAATCACGTGATGCGCAAATTTAACAGATGCAAGAAAATTAGTATTCAAATATTTTCAATGTTTGACTTAACAAAGATAATTCAAACAATGAATACGGGTAAATCATTTCTGCTGCTGGTTGAAGACGACCTGAATTTTGCTGATTGGGCGCAAGCTGAGCTTAAGCGCGATTGCCCCGATTTGAGTTTGGTCATGTTTCACGACCTGAGCGGGGCGCGAAACTGGTTGGCCGGACCGGAGGGCCAACATTTGGCTTTGGCCGTGGTTGATTTGCATCTCGGGCAAGATCTGGGTGTGGACTTGATCGCACAGCTGCACGAAAGCCACGGCGATGTGCCTTTGTTGGTGTTGACCTCGGTGGACGCCCCCCAAGAGGCCTTGTCGGCCATACGTGCGGGCGCGCAGGGCTATGTGCTCAAGAGTACATTAGAAAAAGAACTCAGCCGAGCCGTTGAGCAATTGAGGGCTGGCGGCTCACCTATCAATCCAGGCATTGCGTACCAGCTGCTTGCCGAGTTTCGTGTGGCTGAAGCCACGGCGGCTGCGGCCAACTCGTCGCTGGATGATGCACTGGCCTTGTTGACCTCCAAGCTTTCTCAGCGCGAAACCGACGTGCTCAAGCTGGTCGCACGGGGTTATGCGGACAAGGAAGTCGCCATCCGTTTGGGTATTTCACCCAGTACCGTGGACACGCATGTCCGTTCCATCTTCCGCAAATTCAGCGTGAACTCCCGCTCGCAACTTCGCCGCGCCATAGGTGGCTGAGCGTTGTTGCCAGTCGGCAACACATCCTAATCCCCTTCCATTTGAGCTTCCTCACGTGTTTTGCGTGATGGCGCAATGCGCCTCCATTGCGCAAAATCAAAATTGTCAAATTAATCATTTAAGATTTTTTATTTTGTATTGATTAATTTAATTGATTTGGATTCATATGCTGAATAGACCCGTAAAGACGTGCGACAAGCCTCGCACCAGGATGGAAAGCCCACGCCAGCGTGCATTGTGGTGTGTGGCCTTGGGCGTTGGGCTGTTGTTGGTTGCAGCGCAGTCCCGTGCCAACGGCTATGGTGAAAGTGCCAGCTGGGGCTTTCAAACCAACCAAGACAAGGTCAACAAGGCCTACGTGCTGGACATGATCGAGAAGAAAAAGAACGGCTACTACAACGCCATCAAGTCGACCTACAACTACAACACTTACATCGACAAGCAGGTCAACTGCACCTTGTCGGCTGTGACCAACGGCACATCCGGTGCCAACGGATTGGATGCAAGCACCTCATCGCCTGTGCTCAACAACACCGGCACCACATCGGCCAGCGGCGCAGCCAACTCGGCCAGCAACGGGCTGTCGCAATCAAGCCTGACGGGCGTCTTCAACACCAACGCCACTCCGCCCGGCAGCATCAGCAGCGGCCAAAGCAGCTCGGGTGCACTCAACAGCAGCATCTCGGGTGCCAGCAACAGCGCCAGCACCGGCCAGGTCGCTGCCAGCGGCGGGACGACCGACCAGGTCCTGAACTCACAGCAAACCAACTCCGGCGTTTTGACCTCCTCCATCAGTGCCAGTTCGGCTTGCGCCGGCCAGCAGCCCTGATCGCACATGCCCCAAGGTTTAAACATGCACCGCACACCGATTCGCCGAACACTTCAGGTGTTGGGCCTTATTGCAGCCATGGTCACATTGGCCGGTTGCAGCGCCATTCAAGCAAGGCGAGAAGCCCAGGCGCAGCCGCTCGAAGAAGCCTCGGTCATGCCTGGCAGCTCATCGCGCAACAACACCACACCGATGGAGTCAGCCTTTGCCTGCTTGGCCAAGTCGTATGGCGCAGTCAAAGTGCCGGTGGTCTCCATCACCGTCGGTGATGTGAAAGACTACACCGGCAAATACAGCCAGGCCGAAGGCAACGCCATCACGCAGGGCGGCTCGCTCATGCTCTATTCGGCTCTGGGCAAGA